GTAGAACCACTAGCACTAAAACTTGTAAATAAACCTACTGCACTTCCTGTTAAACCTGTACCACTTAATGCCTGAAAACCAGCTAGGCTTTTATAACCTTTTGCAAGAGGTAATACATTATCAACTACTAAAGCACCTGAGTTTTCGTAAGTAGGTAAGTCAGCTTGTAAATCGCCAAACTCAATCATTTATGCCACCTGTGGTGTGGACATCTGTAAAGGTGAAGTTGTTGTTGATCCTCTTGATGATGTTTCATTAGCATTTTTTAATGCTTCTTTATACAAAGCCGCCCAAGTATTTATCCTCTCGTCTTGCATAATAAATGGTGCTGACTCTGCCAGTGATCCATATAAATACAATTCAGGATAGTTTGTTAATATTGTGTTTGTTGTATTACTGTCTGTAAGTGCATCAATCTTTTTATAATAATTAATTTGTAAGGTAGTAGCTGAATCAGGTGCTACTCCTAAAAGAATATTTGTACCGACAATTGTAAAATATGTAGGTTTGCCTCGAGACTGACTTGCATTATATTTATTGTAAAAATCACTATTGTTTATAAATCTTAAAGTACAGTAAGGATTACTTTGAAATATTACTGTGGTTGCCTCTACATACCCTGTAGGTAGTGCGTACCCTTGTGTACCAGCAACTGTTGTAGTTGTAGTATCAGTGTTGACCATTTCTCTAACTCGTAACTCTCTATTAAGTCTAGCTTCAGTTAAAGTAATAAAGTCACCAAGATATGCTGTGAGATCACTTCTATTAAGATAGTTTGCAATAGTAGTTTTTAAATTAGTGTATGTGTCCAATGCCATTATAAGTTACCTGTATATATTCTGAAATGTCTGTTATCTGAGTCATTTAACCATCTAAAAAATCTCGGTTTATCTAGAACTTTACCATTGTAATTTAGTATTCCTTTTTTAGCTAACTGATGTACGACAATATTTGGTAGTCTAGCTACTCGATAACCTTTTTCATTCATCATAGCTTTTGACTTATATGCACCTTCGTTTTGTGCAACTTTGTTTGCGTCTAAAATTTCTTTTATAGATGCTTGGTCTTGATAGTTTTCAATATGAATTTTATTCTCTGCTTCATCAACAATAAGATTAGTTTTGACAACTGATCCATCGTTAGGTTCGTTAAGAGAGAATTTTGTAGCCATATTACTTTATTGCCTTTGCTATCATTTGGTCAATTGTGCCTTTTATAGATAGACCTTGATTACCCGAAAAACTTAACATCGGATCATATTTTCTGTCACCCATTGATGTCATCTTGGATTGTTTTTTATTACTACCCTTAGAAATCATAGGATCAGATTTTCTTGCACCATCTACCATTTTGCTTAATGGTGATGAGTATTTTGTTTTTTTAAAGATTCCCATTTTTACTCCTTTGTTAATAAAATAGGGGAGCATTAAACTCCCCTATGCCTTTGACTTAATTAATATTAAGCTAAGTTAAATATTCCACATGATGCGTTTGGAGCTTTACAAGTTAAAGTCCATTCAGCAAGTAGTAACTTCTTGTCGGAGTCACCAGTCTTTGCAAGATCAGTAGTTTGGAATGGTCTTAGGAAGTCCACTGACCACATATCCATTTGTAGTACGTTTACTAATGATGCTTTTTGGAATCTATCAGGAACGAAAGCTACTTCTCCGAAATCAGAAACGTAGATATCTGTTGTTCCAATAGATACTTTATCTGTGGCGTCCTTATATTTACTTGCCACACCAGAAAAACCTGAAGCTGTCTGTTTGTGTGCCGCAGTCATAAGAACTGTGTCAGGCTCTCCGCCATTATCAAAACATACTGCTAAAGCACTTTTTAATAGTGCCTCTGAGTATGCTCTTGTAGTTCCGTTACCCGCTGGAGCCGCCGCACCATCACCTGTAGGATCAGTTGTGAGTGATACTTCTAAGAAGTTACCAGCCGCAGTTGAACCGCCATCAGGAATGTTACCGCCATACCATGTATCAACAGAAGCCGCTTTTCTAGCAGTTGTAGCGTTTCCAACTACTTTAGCAGTTGATAAACCAACCATAGCGTGTTCCATGTCACGCTTGATTTCTTTACCCATTTTTGCAAGTTGGTAAGCCATCTGAGTTCCCATTCCTGCGTTATTTACTGCATCATCAGTACCTGAAATTGTTACTGCTTTGCTAGATATTTGAGTTCTGTTGTTTAGTTTTGTGGTTGCCGCTCTCGCTTCGCCATCGTAGTTGTCACCTTCGATTTGTGCATTTACTCCTACTGCTTTTAAAGCATCGGTTTGCCATTCGTGAAGTGTATTTGTTGCTGTACCTTTTGATGCGTTGCTCATAAAGGGAGTTTCAGTTGGTGAAATTGCGTAGATTACATCAGCTAAATCTTCTCTTATAGAGTTTGCACCATCATAGGTATCAAAAGTATTGGTTGGTTGTGCCATTACTTAGTCCTTTCTATATGTTATTGAGAATACATCTCTCGAAGAACAGATACTGCGTCATTGACTTTACCTGTCTTTTTGAGATTTGCTTTTTTCGATTTCATACGTTTTGCAACATCACTATCATCTTGAATTTTAGGACTAGATGAACTTACTACCTTAGATACTTTAGTAACTTTTTTATTTTTAAGGTTAGCTTTTTTTAACTTATCGTAACGATAAGCATTGGCTAACATGATTACTGATCTATGGTCAACTAACATATTTATTTCTTGATCGGTATAACCAATCTCTTTGGCGTAGTTTGTTAAATTTTTAACAAAGTCTGCACCTTTTTCTTTGTCAGCGTAAATAGGTAATTTTTGAGTAAGAAGTTGTCTTTGCTGTTCGAGGTAAGAATTATATTGTTTTCCTTGTTCCTCTTGCTTTTCAGCCTGTATTCTTTCTTGCTCTTGATTGGACTTCTCTAAAAGTTCTTTCCTACGATCTTGTTCTGCTTTTACACGAACATACTCTGCTGGATCATCTTGATAGAGTCTGTCTAAATCTACCTTTGGTTCACTTGATCTTAATTGTTGTGATAATACTTGAAGTTGTTTTTCGTATTGATCTCGTTTGATTTTAGCCTCCTCGCTCTGCCTAGTGTATTCGTTTTTTAATTCTTCAACACTTTTTCTATCTTGTGATAGCTTTTCGGTTTTACGAGTATAATCGCTTTGTCGAGAATAACCCTTCGTGAGTTCTTCTAGGTTGACTTCTTGTTCTTGTCCATCGACAACAACTTTATAAAGTTCCTGATTACTTTCAGATGGTTGTTCATCTTCAATTTGATCTATAAGTTCTTCATCATTAAAAGCATCTTCGATATTCGTTTCCGAGTCGCTTACTTCTTTCTTTGATTTTTCACTTGCTGTTTCCTGAGTCTCTGAGGCGTTAATATTAAATAAGTTCTTCAGTGCTTCAGCCGCCTCTCCTTGATTGAGAGACTTGGGCGTTGGTGCAACAGACTCTGTTTGAGTCTCTGTTGCAGAGTCCATTACTGGTTGTTCTGCCATATTTTACTCCTGTTATTTTTGTACGATCTTGCCTGTTTCCATAACTGATCGTATTTGCATCAAGACAACCTCTAACATTCTTCTCATGACAAAGATGTTTTCTCGTTGTTCTGAATCTTTTATGTCAGAGTTTAACCATTCGGTATTTAACTCTGATCTAATTTTGTTTACTGCTTCTATAAATATTTCATCTTCAAGTATTCTTTTTGCTTGGTCGCTTCTTTTTAAGTCTTTATCTGACACTATCTACCACCCATAAATCCAACACCTTCTTTGAATTTACTATTGCCAAAATTTCTTTTATTACGCTCTATGTTTCTTGCTATACTTGCTCTGTATGCAGTATCATTTCTAGTTCTATTACCTTGTGAATCTACTGATGTAAGAGGTGATCTACCTAACAATCCACCTGACATATCTTCAGCAATAGGTCTTGTATCAGTAAAAGGATTATATACTTGAGGTTGTGGGTTCATCACACTATCGACTGCCTGACCTACAGTTATGTTTGGCTGTCTTTGTCCATTTACAAAACTTTGTAGTTGATTGCCTTGTACTGTATCAAAATATTGTTGAGGATTAAAAACTTGATATGTTCCGTCATTTAATTGCTGACCATAACCAGCATCAGTGTAAGTTTGCAAAGCATCATCAAATCTATTTTTTCGTCTTTTATCTCCACCAAAAACTGTATCTAAAATACCTAAACCAAATATTGGTGGTGGCGCACCTATAGAGGGATCAAATTTTAACAAAATATCACCACCTGTTGTATCTATAAGATAATCATCTAAAGTATTAGAAGCACCAAAAATAGTGCTATTATCTCTTTTCATTTGATCGTACATCATTTTATCACGATCTATTTCTTCAGGTCTGTCGCTATCGCCTGATACATCTTCAATAGGAACACAACTTTTGATTACTGGATCATAAACATAACCTTCAGGGCAAGGATCAGTAGGTGATTTATCTTCTTCAGGTGTATCTACAGGTGGTCGAAAAGGATCGACATTCACTCTAAATGGATTAGCTTGTGCTTCACTTGCATATCCACCTGATAAAAAGTTATTTATAATATCTTGTGCTGAAGAAGGCATATTAGGGGTTGCCATTATCTTTTAATTCCTTGTTGTAATATTTGTGTTGCTAGTTTTTCTTTTTGTGTATCTTTAGCATCATCTTCTTTAATTA